GGGTCCGCGCCAACGTGCGTGGTCGCCGCAGGCGGCCTCGTCAACGGGCAGAACGCCGACGACGACGACCGGCTGCGCGAACGCCTGTTCAAGTTGCTGCGCGAGCCACAGAACGGCGGGAGTTGGGCGCACTACCGGCAGTGGGCCGAGGACGCCAGCGCCGCGGTGGAAGCCGCCTACGTCTACCCGGCCGCGCAGGGACCGGGCACGGTCCACCTGGCGTACACCGTCGAGGGCACCAGCGCGACGCGCTACAGCCGCACGGGCACGTCCGCCCTGACCCTGCTGGTCGCGTCCGCCGTGGTCGCGGAACAGCCGGAGTTCGCGGACGTGACCGTGACAACGGTGGCCCACGAGAACCTGGACCTGGCCCTCAAGGTGACCCTGCCGGAGCCCCCGGCCGGTGGTGGCACCGGTGGCGGCTGGGTCGACGTGGCGGCCGACCGGTGGGCCAAGGCCAAGATCGACGCCGGCAACATCGACGGCGTGGTCCGGGTCACCAGCGTGACCAACTCCACGACCTTCGTGACCAACGCCTTCAACGCCCCGGTCGACGGCAGTACCATCCTGATCTTCTCCGCGGCGGACCGGCGCGCGCTGACCGCCGTGGTCGTCGGGGCTGCCACCGGCGCCGCCGGGTCGTGGACGTTCAGCATCGACCGGGCGCTGCCGACGGTGGCCGCGACCGACCGCATCATGCCGGCGTGCGAGCTGGGCGACACCTACGCCGAGACGCTGATGGCCAAGGTCGCCACGCTGGCCCCCGGCGAGAAGACCAGCGACGCCAGCGTGCTGCCGCGGGCGTACCGGCACCCGCGCTCCAACGAGGGCTTCCCGTCGGCGCTGACCACCGTGGAACTCGTGGCGCTCCAGACCGCCCACCCGGAGATGACCGTGGCCACCTACTTCGCCCTCGGCACCACCGTCGGCGTGACGCTGCCGCTGGAGCCGTCCTTGCCCGCGACCGTGACCGACCCGCCGAACGTCTGGCGCGTGCGGCACCTGGCCTTCTACCCGACCTGAGCGTGCCCACCCCATGACCACCCCCGTTCTTCCAGACGTCGCGGACCTCGACACCTTCGGCGGCACGTTCGTCAACGCCGATGCGGTCATCGACCCGACGACGGACATGGACGCCACGTTCCAGAACCGGCTGACCGCACAGGCGGCGATGCTCAGCCACACGGCGCCGCGCGCCTGGTGCCGCTGCACCGTCACCGCCGGGGTCATCGCCCGCGCGGACCATGACGCCGTGTGGGGCAGCACGTCCGCCGTGGCCCCGACCGTGGCGCGGTCCGGCACCGGGGTCTACACGGTGACGTGGGCGTCCTCCTACGACGACCTGCAATCCACGCCGGAGGCGCACACGACGGCGCTCCGCGGGGCGAGCGTCACGGGCTACCTGGCCAGCACCGCGGTCATCGTCAACGGGTACCTCAGCGGCAGCCGCGTGGCGACCGTCACGTCCTACAACGCTGCCGGGGTCGCGGCCGACGTGGACCAGTTCCTCGTCGTGGTGTGGTGACGCCGTGGCCTCCTTCGGCTGGAAAGCCCCGTGGCCGCGGCGGTTCGGCGGCAGCGCCCACGCCCGGGTGGCCACGCAACTGGCCATGGTGCGCGCGGCCCGACCCGACGCGCTGATCTCGCAGGACGCCACCAGCGACGTCGAGATCGAAAACCGCGCCATCGCCCGGCTGCTGGCCGCTGGCCTCAACGCCGTCGAACGGCAGACCGCCCAGCGTGACCCGCGGCGCCTGTCGGACGCGCGCCGGCTGGTGACCTTCCCGGACGGGCGACAGGAGCGCCTGAACCTGATCGAACGCTGGGAGCGCATCCTGGCCATCCGCCCCCGGACGGGTGCCACGCCGCAGTCCCGGCGCGCGGCCATCCTGGCGGCGCTGGTCGGCACCACCAGCGTGCGCCGCGCCAGCGTCGAGACGGCCATGGCCGGCATCTTTGGACCCTGGTACGTCGGCCTCGGGGAGAACGACCTGGCGGACGTGGACTACCCGGGCAAGGCCCCGGCCGGCACCGTGACCGCCTACTGGCCCACGGCGCAACCGGCGCTGCCGGATGCGTTCCACGACGCGGAGTTCCCCGGGCGCTACAGCCCAACCTACCCGTGGCGGTCCGGCCTGTGCCACATCGCCATCCTGTTCCAGCCCCCGGCCGGCACCGACCCGGCGCTGGTCAACGCGGCGCGCGACCGCGCCTTCCGGCTGCTCGATTCCATGCTGCCGGCGTGGATGAGCGCCACCGTCTCGCAGCTCGCCCCGGGCCAGTCCGGCGGCGGTTTCATCCTCGGCGTCTCCTACCTCAGCCTCACGGCGCTCTGAGAACCCATGCCACCTACCAGAGCCTTCAGCGTCCCCAAGGTCCAGGGCGAGATCCTCTACGCCAGCGACGTCAACGCCCTGGATGACCAGCAGTTTGACCGCATCGCCCGCAGCGGGACCACGACGCTCACCGCGGCGACCGTCGTGGATCTGGCCGGCTTTGACTTCACGTTCAGCACGGGCGGCGCTGGCAAGTTCCGACCGGATGCGGACGCCACGCAGTTCGGTGGCACCGGTTTCCCGGGGATCCCGGGGCGGTCGCTGACCAACGTGGTCCCGGCGGTGACGCCCATCTACGACAAGACCACCACGCCCATCGCGTTTCAGGAGAGCGCCGAGTACATCCAGCAGGTCGACAGCACGGGGCCGCCCGTGCTGACCCTGTGGCTCACGCTGCCGGTGGGCGCCGTGCTGACCAGCCTGAAGTTCGGGCTGAGTAAGGCGGCGTCCGGCACGCTACCGGCCGTGTTCCCGTCGGCACAACTCTACCGGCAGGAACTCGCCACCAGCACGACGACGACGGTGGGAAGCGCCGCGGTCGATGCGCCCGCGGACCTCGCCGCGTACAAGGCGCACCACGTCCTCAACGTCAGCCTTGGCCTGGGGCACACCATCGCCGCCGGGTACAGCTACCTGCTCAGCATCACCGGGGACAACACCAGCACGAACATCTCGACCGGCGTGCGGATCTATCGACCCCGCGCCGACTACGCCATCTCGACCCTGCGGCAGATCTGACCATGGCTGTCACCAGCGTCACCGTCACCCCGGAGGTCGCCGCCATCGGTGCGACCGTGACCGTACTCCCGGTCGGGGAGCCGAGCGTCACGGCGGACCTGCGCTACTACCTGCTGTCCGCCCCCACGGCGTCCGCGCTGCCGACGCTGGCGACCTACGAGGCCCTGGGCCTGACGCTGGCGGACATCCGCCTCAAGTCCAACGGCAGCGGCGGAGCGACCTTCGTACCGGACGTGGACGGGCTGTTCTCCGTCGTGGTCCGCGAGGTGACCGTCTACCGGTTCGTCCCGTCCTACGGCGGCGAGGTGCCGGCGTCCGGCGACCCGGCGGCCATCGACAACGAGGAGGGGCCGTTCACGGTCAACGGCGGCGTCACCGCGCAGGTCTCCGACGTGCCCAACGGCGGCGCTGCCGCGTGGGTCTACCGCACGCTGTCCCGCGAGGTCGGCTTCGGCACGGACCGGGCGACGCTGGCCGTGGACGTCTACAACAACCAGGCGGTGCCCACGAAGATCGTGCCGTTCCCGGCGCGCCTCACTCCGGGCAACACCGCCCCGGCGCGGGTCGCGGTCCGGGATGAGCAGGTCGCGCAGGTCGTCGCCGCCATCGCCGCCATCGAGTCGGCAGGGCACCGGGAACTCGCCTACCACGCCACGCTGCTCACGTCGCTGGTGCTCGCGTACAACGAGCACCTGGGAATGAACGAGTACAAGGTCCACGCGACCGTGGCGGACGCGACGACGGACGCGCTCGCGTCGACGGCAGCGGTGACCGCAACCACGGCCAGCATCGGCACGCGGCTCAACGACATCGTGGCCAAGTACAACGCGCACCGGGTCCGGCTGTCCGACCCGGTGACGGCGGGCACGCTGCACTCCAGCGCCGACGCCACCAACATCATGACCGCCGGCAGCGTCGCCACGCTGTCCGACACCATTGCCTATTACGAGCACGTCTACAGCGTGCTCCAGGCCCACGCCACGCGCGCCTCGTCGCACGACCTGTCGACGACCAACCGCAGCGTGGACGGCTACTTCGGATGGTGCGCTGAACCGCCGACGACGCTGGACGAGGTGAAATCCGCGATCAACGGCGGCGGCACCGGGTCGCGCTGGGACCGGTTCGGCCTGACGGACCTGTACGAAAAACACCGCACACGGTCGCTGGTCAAGGTCCACGCCACGGCCGAATCGCTGGCGCCGGACACGGACAACACCGTGCTGTTGCTCAACGACAGCGTGCCCAACCTGATCCTCACGGCGAACGCGCTCGCGGACTCGTTCAACCGGCACGTCCAGAACCAGGACGCCACCGGGCAAACGGCCGGCACGCCGTACCACTATGCCAGTGTGGGGCCGACGCGCCGGGTGCGCACCCGCGCCAGCGACGTGCGCAGCCTCGCCGTGCTGGTCGAGGAGCTGTGGATCTGCTTTGAGGCCCACCTGTGGGGCGGCGGTCCGCAGTCCGGTTACGTCACGGTCACCTCCGGCGGCAGCCTGGGGCAGCACCCGGACCGGGCGTGGGGCGGCTACGCGCTCCTCTCGGCCCCGGACGGCAGCGCGCGGCCGATGCTCATGGTGCGCCTGGCCAAGGCGTTCGAGCGCGCCCTCAACGACTCGACGGTGACCGCGCAGTCCGTGACCGCTGGCTACCTCGCCTCGCTTGCCCAGAAGTTCGCCGGCTTCTCCTGACCCCACGACGCGCCGCCCTGTCGCCGCGCGCCTGACCTTTCCCTGACCCCAAGGACCGCCCCCGCATGGCCTCGGCTCTCTTCGCGCTGTCGTCCGACGGCGGCTCCACCTACGGCACCGCAGGCGTCGCCCTCGCGGACGCCACGGCGCTGGCCTACGACGCCGCCGGCTCGTACAGCATCAAGGCGCGCCTCGACTCCACGGCGGGCGTCAACGCCGTGCTGTGGACGATCACCAGCGCCGACGACGCGCACAACGGCAGCCTGCCGACCGTCACCACCAACCCGGACCGGACGTGCTCGTTCAGCGTCCCGAAGCAAGGCGGCGCGTGGCTGCTTCAGTGCAAGGTCAACGGCGGCGTCGACCCGGCCACCAACTCCACGGCCACCCTGACGCGCGCCCTGGCCGTCAAGGTGCTCAACGCCAACGGGCTGCAAGAGATCGCCGTGGGGGAGAGCACGGAGGCAGGTCCCAACGGCTGGACCAAAGCGGTCAACGACGGTCAGCGCGCCGCCGGTGGCGCCCCGTCCGGCAGCGCGGGCGGCGACCTCAGCGGCACCTACCCGAACCCGACCGTTTCCAGGATCACGGGCGTACCGGCGGATCTGTCCTCGGCGGCGGCAGCACGGCTGCTGGTCATCAAGGACGTATCCAGCGTGATGACCGTGCGCCTGACCACGGCGCCGGCCGCCCCGCGGGGCTTCCTCGCCTACAACAGCGGCATCACGGACCTGCCGTATTTCGCCCTGGAGCTGGCGGACACCATCGATATCGGCGCCTACAAGGGGCACCGCGACGGCGGGTTCCGCCTCACCACCGGGAGCATCGACGTTGCCGGGTCCGGGTCGATCTCGCCGACCAACGCTGACATGCAGGCCGGCGTGATCCGGCTGACCGGCGCGCTCTCCGGGGACCGCACGGTCGCGCTGCCCAGCGGCACGGCGCGCTGCAACCTGTTCCAGAACAACACGACCGGCACCTTCACGCTGCGGATCCAGGGAGACGGCGGTGGCTTCTGCTACCTGGCGCCGGGGCAGGTCAAGCGCCTCTTCACCGACCAGACCACCAACGGATCGCTGGTTGGCGAGGGCCTGCGCGTCATCGAGTTCACGCAGCGGTTCACCATCTCCGGTGACACCGTGGGGAACAACGACCGGACGCTGTTCAAGTTGCCCGCCGGCTGCGCGATCACCGTCTGCGAAATCTTCGTGGACGCCGCACCGGTGAGCGGCACGGCCACGCTGAGCGTCGGCATGTCCGGCAGTTACAACGAACTGCTTCTCGCCACCGCAGCGACCACCGCCGGGCAGTTGATCGGCGCCGACTCGGCCGAGTCAGGCGCGGACTTCACCGGCAAGACCTCGGCCTACTCGTCGGCGACGGAAACCCTTGTGATGCGCAACACCGTCGGCACCGCCACGCTGACGGCCGGCGCCGTGCGGGTCCACGTCGTTGCCGTCTACAAGGGGGAGTGACGTGAGCGCCCTCCTCTCCGCGCTCCGCCGTCGCGGCGGCGCCGTGTGGACCCCGGAGACGCCCGGCGCCCCTGCGTGGTGGCACGAGGTCACCCTCGGGCGCATCTGGCAGGACACCGCTGGCACCGTCGCCGCCACCACGGCAGGCGACCCGGTGGCGCGGATCGACGCCCGGTACGGCACGAACTTCAGCCAGGCGTCCGGCACGCTTCAGCCGTACCTGACCTCGCTCGGGTCCGTCCTGGCGGCGCGGTCGGATAACGTCGACGACAACCTGGGCAGCACCGCGACGTTTAGCGCGGGCGCCAAGACCTTCGCGGCGCTGTTCGAGATTTTCAGCGCACCGGGGGCCACGGCGTCCGAGACGATCATCCGCCTCGGGGCGTCGCCTCAGCAGATCATCCTCCGGCACAGCGGCCTGACCGCCTCCAGCGCCAAGGGCTGGCATGTCGGCGTCGACCGCAGCACCACCAGCGCGGTGTGCATCCAGGGCACGAGCCCGGCGCTGCTGAGCAACGCCATCCACAGCATCGTCGTCCGGTACGACGGCGTGAGCGCCACCGCGGCTTCGTCCTACCGGATCTGGCTGGACGGGGTGGAGATCACCACCGCCACCGGTGGCAACGTGGCCGCCACCGGCAACACGCGCTGGCTGGCCACGTCGGTCCCCGCCGAGGTCTGCGACGCCGCCATCGCTGAGTCGATGGTGTGGACCAGCGCGCTCGCCGAGGCCGACTGCATCGCCGCCGCGGCCTACCTGGAAGCCAAGCGGTGACGCTCGCCACGCGCGTCCTTTTCGCCCTCCACGCCACGCTCACCCGTCACCTGCTCCGAGAGGTCATCATGTCCTTTGCCCCCGCCTCATCCGTCATCTTCGCCGCCCCGCCCGCCGTCGCTGCCAGCCTCCAGGCGTACCTGATCGAGACCCTGGTGAGGCTCGGCGGCGCGGTGGACGCCGTGACCCTGACTCAGCGCCTCGGCCCGGACGGCGGCGACTACGCGAACCCGTCCTTTTACGCCGGGGCGATGACGCTCAGCGAGGCCGAGATCCTGCTCATTCGCAGCGAGTTCCGCGCGGGCGGCGCGCTCTACGACGCCGGGTGCAGGGCGCGCCGGTTGCTGTTCCCACCGAAGGAGATCGCCGCGCCGGGGAGCGCCGCCGGCAAGATCACCGTGGACGTCATCGACGCGCTGCCCATCCCGGGCGGCGTGGACTGGGAGACCACCCGCGTCACGGTCGATGCGTTCTATGCGGAGCTGGGCCTGCCCGGCGCGCCGCTGGTCGTGCTGTCCCCACCCGAGGACAACCTCTGATGCGCCTCGGCCTGGGTCTGGGCCTGGGCCGCGCCGCCGGTCCGCCCGGTGTGATCTGGTCGCCCGGGGACTCGACGCCCTTGGAGTGGCTGGACGTGGGCGCCGCCGGGGCGACGTGGACCACCACCGGCAAGACGGTCGCCGCCACCGCGCCGGGTGACCCGGTGGGCGCGCTGGTGCCACAGGGCGGCCCTGCCGGGGACTGGCAGCAAGCGACGGCCGGGCGGCGGATGCTCCTCGGCGCCATCGGGTCGCAGGTCGCCATGGTGGGGGACCACGGCGACGACGCCATCGGGCGCGTGTCCAACTTCGCGTCGGCCAGCGCCAAGACCCTCGGTATCCGGGCGCAGTACAACAGCACCATCGCCACCAGCGACGTGGACGTGCTGGTGGTGGTGGGCGGCACGACGCGGGGGTTCCGGGTGCATATCGGCGGCCCGACCTCGGCGTCGCCCGGGCTGTCCTTCGCCGCGGACATCACCAGCCCGACCATCTCGCGCCGCGTGTCCACGTGGCAGCCCACGGGGACGGACCCGTTCTCGCTGGTCATCGTCTACCGCGGCGGCGGCAACACCACGACCGGCAACTACAGCGTGTGGGTGAACGGCGTGGCGCTGACCATCGACACCACGGGCGCCAGCATGGATGTTTCGTCGACGAGTTACGTGCTCAACGCCGGCCCCGTGACCAATCCGGTCGACGGCCGCTTCGCCAAGATGTGCGTCGTCGCCGAGGACCTGAGCGCCAACCCGGGGCACGTGACCGGGTGGCTGGAGCGGTTGCCCACGCCATGAGCCACCGTGACCGCGAGGCGGACCTCCTCGCCGAGGTCACGGAACTCCGCGCGATGCTCTCCGCGATGGAGTCCCGGCTGGTCGCCGTCGAGGACGACCGGCAGCACAGCCGACAGCAGCGCGCGTCCCACCACCAGACCATCGGCAACCTGGCCGACTTGATGCTGGCGTTCGGTGAGCGCGTCGGCAAGGTGGAGCGCAGCGTCGACACGCTGACCCGGCGCGCCGACGCCCAGGAGGAACTCGACCGGCTACGCCACAACGAGCTGGTGTCGATGCTCCAGATCGCTGCCCGCGACGGCACCGCCAAGGGCGAGCGCCTGGCCACCGCCGAGACCGGGCTGGCCAAGGTCGCCAAGGCCGTCGGCCTGAGCACCACCGTGATCACCGTGGTGGGGCTGCTCTTGAACTTCCTTTCACAGCACGTCTGGAGGCTCGACCGTTATGCCCGAAATCCAAGCAATCCTGCCGTGGCTGCAAGCGCACCCGCTGCAAGCCCTGGCCCTGGCTCTGTGCCTGGTCGTCCTGTGGATGGCCAACATCACGCTGACCCCTGAGCAGGCGGCGGCGAGCCCGCAGTGGGCGTCCGCCGTCATCCTGGCGCAGCGGGTAGCGCCGGTGCTCCGCGGCATCCTCAAGCCCCTGGCCGGCGTCTTCCTGCCGAAGATCGCCGTGGAGGTCGTGGCGTCGATGTTCCCGGCCAAGGACGCCACCGCCAGCGCCTCGCCCCCGTCCGGTGGCGGCGCCGGAGGTGCGCCGTGATCCGCACGCTCAAGCGTCTGGACCGCGTACCGTTCGCGGCGTGGCTGGTCGTGGGCACCGTCGCCGCGTGCGCGGGCGCCCCGTCCCCGGCCCGCGTCGTCGAGAAAACCGGAGATGCGCTACATGACCTCCGCGTGGCGGCTGAGCACGTCGAGGCGGGGCTACCCCTGGCCCGGCTGGCGTGCGCTGCCGTGCATGGGCACGAGCGCGACGTGTGCCTGTCCGTCGTCGCCCGCGCCGTGGACTTCGTACCCAAGGCGCGCGCCGTGCTCACCCGGGCCGATGCCTGCGCCGGCAAGGCCGACGAGGACGAGTGCGTCAGCCTGGCCGTCGACGCCGCCAACGCCTTGCTGGACGAGTTCCAGCGGGGCGGCGCCCCGGCCCCGGCACCGTCTGCCAGCGCGGCGCCAGCCCCCAGCGGGAGCGCTGCCCGGTGACCCTCGACGAGATCGCCCGCGTCGCCGTCGACGTGTTCGACGACGAGCACCCGATGACCGTCGACATGCGCGCCCGCCTCGTCACTCGCATCGTCGCGGCACTGGCGGCACACCCGTCGCGGCCCACGGAGCCGGCCAGCGACGACGACCACCAGCCCGACATGGCGTGGTCCCGCGACGAGATGCCCACCCTGACGACCCCAAGGAAATGACACCATGGCGACCTCCCTACGCCTGAGCATGGCGCTGCGCAACGCGGGCCTCGACGCGATCTTCACCAGCGCTCAGAACTCGGGCAAGCTTCGTATTTACGACGGATCACAGCCGGCGACCCCGGACACCGCCGTCAGCGGACAGACCCTGCTCGCGGAACTCACCCTCAACGCGACCGCGTGGGCGGCGGCGTCGTCCGGCAGCAAGGCGGCCGGGGCCATCACCGGAGCCGTCGCCGTGGCGACCGGGACCGCGACGTGGTTCCGCATCACCAACAGCGCGGGCAGCACCGCCTACGTCGACGGCAGCGTCGGCGCTACTGGCAGCACCAGCAACCTGGAGTTGCCCACCGCCACCATCACCGCAGGCGTCACGGTCAACGTGACCAGCCTGAGCATGACCATCCCCTCC